ATACAGCACCGTGTAATTCCGCTTTTGCCTGCTGATGATCGAGATAAGTTTGAGCGGGCAATGAACCGTCATTTTCGATTATGAAAAAAGCTCTCCCCAAATAGGGAGAGCGGCTCTTGTGGTGAATCCGATTTGTCGATTCTGATTTTACCACAGGAGGAGCGGATATGCAAGCAAAATCACTTGACACACAGGATAAGCGAACAAGCGAAATTGCAGCAGCGGTGCAGGCGGGCGAGGCGGACATTCTGAGACTTTGGGCGGCGGTTGAACGCTTTGCGTGGCAGCAGACCTTGAGGTGGGTGCGGGCAATGGAAGGCCGTGCGGGTGTCGAGGAAAGTGATCTTCTGCAAGTGGCGTTTATCTCCCTCATGGACACGCTGCCAACATGGGATGTGAACAAGGGTGAATTTCTCACGCTGTACGGCATTAAGCTCAAGGCGGAGTTCACAGAAGCCTGCGGGCAGCGAACACAGCGGACGCGATGTGACCCCATCAACACTGTTTGCCGGTCGATGGACGAGCCGATAGGCGACGAGGACAGCGACCTGACGCTTGGTGACACAATCTCAGATGAAGCAGCAGAACAGGCCTTTGAGGACGTCGAACAGCGGGACTTTCAACAGGCTGTGCAAGCGGCACTTGCACAACTAACAGATGCGCAGCGCGACGCGATCATCAGTGAGTTTTGGCTTGGTCAAAAGCCTGATGCAAAGGCGCGGCGGGAAGCAATACGAGCCCTGCGGCACCCGCGTATCCGCAAACCGCTGATGGAGTATTACTAATAAAAAACACTGAAACGTCAGATAAAGCAGAGCCGGAAAGGGGGCTTTTCAAACTTTGGCAAAGAAAATTCGAGACGAGACCATTATTGACGCGCTTTTGATCTCCGCGACAGTGCGGAGCGCGGCTGCAAAGCTCGAGATCAACGAGCAGACGATCTATCGCCGAAAACGCGACCCTGAGTTTATGCAGAAGTATAACGAGGCACGGCGCGAGCGAACCGAAGCGGCGCGTAACGTGCTGCAGGAGCGGGCGCACGCCGCTGCGGATACGCTGGCAACGATCATGCAGGATGCAGACGCGCCCGCACAGACCCGCGTAAGCGCCGCAGCAGAGATTTTACGGCAGACGGTGAAGTACACGGAGATCACAGACATCATGCAGCAGCTTGACGAGCTTGAAGCATGGCGAAGGGAGCAGGAACAGCGATGAAGAAAAATTTTGATATCCGCCTTGCGGCGTTGCGGGAATACCTTAGGTTGCTGTCAGCCGATGAGACGGTCTTCATCGTCGAGGGCGGCGGTGAGTTCCGCACGGCAGAAGATGCGTTTACGTATTTGCGTAAGTATGGCGCGGCGACGCCGGACGGCAAACGCATTGTGCTGTATCCCCATCCTGTCGAGGGCATAGACCCGTTGAGCTTGTCCCTCTATCAGATGCTTGACGAAGCCATTGAGCGCGGCAAGCTGGAATTGCCGGAATTGGAGAGTGACGAGATCGGAGGCAAAGCCCTTGAATAACAGCATTAAAGCCCGCATTGCCTCTTTACAGGCGATTGCAGCGCAGAAGCAAACGGGCATAGCAATTATGACATTGCTTGAAAATGGCGCATGGGCGGCTTGTAGAGCGCCGCAAAGCCCTGAAAAGGTGTTCCAAACGGAACAGGCAGCACGAGATTATTTATCAGACTGCGAATGTGTTATCATTATCGACCTTTAAGAAAAACAGCGCAATAGCACATAAAAAAGAAAGGAAATTTATTATGGACTTTAAGGCCAACATTGAAACCCGCGAGAGCGTAGAAGCAAAGGCAAAGGCCGCTTTCGGCTTTGATTTGAGTAGCGCCCTTGACCTTGTAAAGCGCGGCGACTATGACAGCGACGAGGCGTATTTGGACGCTTGCACCCGCGCCGAGTTGGAGCGTAGCAGCCCTGAATACAGAGCCGCCAGAAGCCGCCTAAAAGTCGAATACCAGGCACGGCGAGAGGAACAGGAGCGCAAGGCACAGAGCGAAAACTATAAAGCAATCCGCAGCAGCGTGAGCCTTGACAGCGTAGACAAGCACAATATCGATGAAGAAGCCGCCGCACTTGCCCGCCGCGATCTTTCCGCAAATCGTATTGCCGCGTCCGATCTGGGCGCGACCATTGAGAAGTACGCGGCAGAGCTGACGGAAAAAGCAAAGGACAGTAAGGCCAGCAGCGCTCTTTTCAATGCTATGCTGCGCGGTCAACTGTAAGGAAAGGAGAACACACCATGAGCCAGTTTAACATTTACGCCCGAAAGCTCGATACAGCTTTCAAAGAAGCCCGCAGCGAATACAACACCGCTTTCCGCGCACTCCAAGAGGCGCAGCAGGCCAGCCGTGACGCTAACGCATGGAAGCCCGGAGACA